TGTTTTATAGGATGTGATTTAAGAACTGATTCATCTAGCAGTCCTAATGGAACAGTAACAGTTTCTTTACCTTTTACTATAGCAGATGAAGACGATTCTCAAGCATTTAGTAGTTCACTTGCAACTGTTGGTATTACTTATCAAAGTAATCAACAGGGTAATTTTTTTCTTAGAGGAGTATTAAATTCAGCTTCAGCAGGTGTACATTACTCAACAAATACAACTAATTTAGGTCTACAAGCAGAAAACTCAGGTATAGATGGTAATGAAGAATTACAATTTAGTATGTGTTACTACACAGCATAAAGGAATACTCTAGTGTATTGCTAGAGTTGGAAGCCTAAAAAGGAGAAATAATATGGCACAAGGTGATATAACCAAAGAAATAGAATACGATAAAATTGAAGTCGTAAATACATGGAACATACAAGTTCGTCAAGCAACAAAGATTATGGAAGAACAAGCAGATGGTTCTAAGAAAGAACTAACTCGTTCTTTTCATCGTCATGTGTTGCAACCATGTAAAACTGCTTCATCTGTAGATAGTGATGGTAAAGTAACATGGACACACACAGATACAGATTTAAGTGGTGAAGATGCTTCTGTAAAAGCTATAGCTGAAGCAGCGTGGACTGATTCAGTTAAAACTGCTTATAAGGCTTGGAGAGAAAAGCAACAAAGATAATGGAAGTAAACCCAATACTATTTTGGAATGGACTACTAACACTCGTAATAGCA